TCTCAAAGAGGGTCAACCTGCACTGGGACTGGGGAGGACCCGTGAGTTTTAACAACGCGAGCCACTGCTGAGCAGATCCGGGACAGTTCCCCGCCCGATGGTCACGGTAGCCGGCCGCAACCACTAGTCTGTCCATCGTTGGACGCTGGCGGCCATCTGCCAGACTGAAAAAGACCCTTTCCGTTGCGCAGGCGTTGCGCTCAACTAAATACTAGAAAACAAGGGGTGTTGCGCGCGTTGCGCTCTGCGCGCAACGCCCCCCACGCGCAACGCTACTCCCTATCGTCACTGATGGCTCGGCCGGTATCGTCCCCCCTCAATGGATCGAATCGCTTTCTGTTGATCCTTGGCCCACGCCCGCAACCATCCTTGAGATTCGCCAGGCGGCCGATCCTCGCCGCACATCCAGCGCCGGACCGTACGATCGGAGATCCCTAGCGCGCAGGCGATTGCCCGGTAGCTCCTCAGACCCGGCAACCAATGCTGATCGATGATGGACTGCACCTGCAGGCGGACGCGCGACCAATCGCCCACATCCGCGTGGCGTCGCTTGCCACGCGGCCAGTGCGCTCCGTGTGCCGCGGGGGCTGGTGATGATGATGGCATTAGTGTCATCGGCGTTCAAACGATGGGAACAGACGTGGTTTGTAGCACCTTGGTAGACCAGTTTCGTTTGCGTTGCGGCCTCGCGCGTCAAGCTCACGATACCAGCGATCTACGATCAGTTGTCTACTGCTGCTGACCACGTCTCGCCGTCATCCTGTTTTTTCTGGCAGCGCGTCATCCATTGGTCCTCACTTTCCGTGCATTCACACCCTATATCAGATAGTAGTACCCGAATAGATACGGGGGGGTCATCAAACCTTTTCCAATCTATTTCTGGCTTAATCGCCTGCAACGCCTGGCCAAAGATGCAACCCACGCCACCCCCCGCCTGACCTAACGTGTAAAAGCATTGGGGACCACAAGCGGACCATGATGCGCCGCGATCCTGCTTTTCGTAAACCGCGTCGGGATGGTTCGCCGCTAGGCCCATTACTGCGTCGATTAGTTTCTTTGCTGTAAACATTGGTTCCCTTTCCCCCCTTTTCGTGTTGGTTCGCCGACCGAAGGTTTGTTGTATCTACTACACATCATACCCAATGGGGCCGCATAATCAATAGGGCCGCATAGAATTTTCCCGGATTTTTGGGTGTCATTCTGTAGGGCGGGGTTCCTAGCCCGCCCTACACCACGTGCGGGCTTGGAACCCGTGAGCCCGCCAGTTGTCACAGCTTCGAATCCTACCGAGCGTGAAGTGGGCCTGTCGATCCGGTGGTTGCGGGTTCGAGTCCCGTCGGCCTCGCTCAGAAGTTAGAATAACAAATGCGGGACTCCTGAAGTCGCGAGGCTTTGGGGGGCCTATCAAGCAAGCCGCGCACGCGGCCGAGCAATGTTTGCCCGAACAAGTCCCGCGTTTGTTTTTTTTCATCGCTACTTGATTCGCGGCTCGTGAAAAACCGCGACGTGATCTTTGTCGAATAGCCCGAAGTACGGTCCTGCCGTTGTGTGCATTTCCGCTCGAACTCGCTCCTCCTCGTCGTGCAGCTGAAACCATCCGCCTTGGTTAAAAGCCGCGATCCCGGCCATCTGCTTTTGCTTAGCGTTGCAAAGTACGAATGAAGCAAAGCCTCCGTCTCGGTCTTCCTCAAAGATCGCAAGTCGCAAACGCACGTTCCCTTGACCATCATAGATCCACAACCCCTCGGGCTTCCATTCGCCTCGAATGCCTGCATCCTCCAAAACGACTCTCCCAGCACGCAGTGTCACCCCGCGAAAATCCCCGTTGCGAGGTGTGAGCGATGCAAAGCAGAAGGTGCCTAACGCGGTCGCGATGCAACCCAGTGTGATCCACTTCAGCAGACGAACGTCACGTTGGAGTTTTTCGATTCTCGGATCTTGGTACGGTTTCAAATCCATCATGGGGGTTTCCTCCAATCAAAAAAGTTGTAGCACTTGCTAAAAAACACACTATGAGCATGGCGGTTGAAAAAAATCGAGAAGAAATTGGTTGACAATCGCGAACGATGGGTGCATATATGGCCTCTGTTCAGAAAACTTGCTCGATCCAGTCAGCCCACCGCGTTTGGGTTCCCCTGGCCGAGCTGCCTTTTGTCATCGCGGCTCATGCTGCGCGCAGGGAGGCCAAAAATGCCTGTCAACCGAAGCTGTGCCATCCCGTCTTGTGAAGTTACCACTTTGAAGATGATGTGCCGAAAGCACTCGGCGCTCCTGCCGGCGGAGCTCGAAAGAAAAGTCAGCCGGTCATATGACGCGCTGATGACCGCGGTCACCATTCGAGACTATCCGCTGTTTCCGTTCAGGCAGCGTTACTGCCATGCCCGTATGCAGGCGATCCGTCACGTTGTGCAGAGGCTGCGTGAGAAAAAGCGGCAATCCAGCTCTGTGTGAATTTCGACCACGGAGGGCCTCATGGAGGGCAGCGAGCGAAATTTCGTAGTAGAGTTCAAATGCGGAACTTTTTGTCCCGCCGGTCCTGGTTGTCCAGTGCCCCCGGAAAAGGAACTCGTCACCGGGCCGGTGGGGCCTACATTTTTTCGACGGGAGGCCTCAGGCGATGTCGTCGGATCATCTCCGGTTGTTCACCGGAGACGACGACACGGACGGTCACTTCTCCAAAACCCCGAATGCTGCCCAAGTGGATGGTTCGCGGCTGACGCTCAAGGAATGCTTCGAGCGTTATCTGTTACCGGACTTGGTCTTAGACCGTGCTCCGGCGACGATCTCGGGATACCGCACAGCGCTGAGGCACTGGTACGACGGGACTACAAATCCCGTGGTAGTGGACATCGCCGACCAGACGGTTCGGGTCTGGCGGGAGACGATGGTGCGGGGCGGCATGTCGGCCCCGACGCTGGCCAAGCAGTGGCGATTCTTGCGGGCCATCTTGCGACGCATAGGTCCGCGCGAGACGGGCAACCCCGCGGGGAATGGCGTGATCGGCCAGGTGCCCTATTGCCAGCCCGTGCACGGGGCTCTCAAGCATTCCTATCGCCGAATAGTGAGCGATCAGGACCTGGGGGCCTGTTACGAAGCTTGCCGGCTCGCGAACTGGCCGAGGACAGATGTTGCAGCTCCGACGATGTGGCGCGCGGCACTGGTGCTCTGGCACACCTACGGCTTTCGTACGCAGGACCTGTTTGCGACCAAGCGCGGCTTTGCGGGTATCGGCTGGAAGAACGTGTCGTTCGCGGTGGAGTGTCCCGATCCTCAGGTCGAGGCCTCGAATCCGCACGGATGGCTGAGCTACGTGCCCACCAAGACGCAGCGGACCAGTGGCGAAGCCGTTATCGTGCCACTCACCGAATGCGTGCGTGCCCACCTGCAGGCGATCCAACAGGACCGCGTGGCAGTTTTCCCCTGTCCGGTCAGCTCCAAGACGTTCTACGATGGCATCTGGAAGCTAATCCAGGGCGAGGCCCAGGCGATAGCGGTAGCTCGATCGCAAGCCTATCGCTCGTTCCTGCCGCGTCATCTGCGAACGACGGCCAACAACGCCTGGAGCCGGCTGACGCCGGGTCTGGGCGAATGGGTGCTTGGGCACGCGAAGCGAGGCGTCAATGCTCGCTTCTACACGATCGTGATCCAGGACCTGGTCGAAGGCGCAGCCCGGTTCCCCACGCCTCAGGCCTTCCTGGCCGGTATGGAGCAACTGCCGCGGGTGCAGATGCGGCTGTTTTAACCGGGCGATCTGTCCGTCCGGACCGGGTCGCGGTGTACCGCACACAGGCCGCGGCCCGGTTTGTTTTGGAGGTATGTGGTCGCCCGGTGACTTGGAGTCGCCGGACGGCCGTCCTGCGAAGAGTGGTGGGCCGACGCAGCGGAGCGCATGCCGAGCGTCGTGCCCACCATTTGTTTTGATCCGGGGGTGTACAAATGAAAAATGCGGAAAAACTGGACCCGTCAAAGGAGCTGGATGATCGATTTCTGATTCATCCACCTACAGCAGAAAAATGGCTAGCCACTTTCAACACAAACAACAGGAGACTCAGACCCAGTTGGGTGAACTATCTGGCCGCGCAAATGCTATCTGGGGAGTGGAGGCAAGATCACCCTGATCCGATTATCTTTGCCTCGGCTCGGTGGATTATGGACGGTCAGCATCGGCTCCATGCTGGTGTGAAAGCTGCGATTCCGTTTGCATCGCGAATTGTTGGTGGTGCCGACGAATCGCTGCGGGAATATATCGACACCGGTCTTGCGAGAGCACTGGAGGATCGGGTTCAGCTGGACAAGTCCCAACAGGTCAACAAACTTTTGGTGCACGTTATCAATGGCCTGTTTCAGATGCAGCACAAAGCCGGTGAACGTATAAAGCCAACCCCGAAAGAAGCCCATCAACTCTTCTTAGGCAACGAGCAGTCCTTTCGTTTCGCAGCCAACTTTCTTGGGCGGCATCTCAGGGCCATTACGGTTGTAGCTGTCGCAGCTGCTCTCTGTGAGTTTCATATGCGTCAGCCAAAGCTCGCTGAAGAATTTACCGATTCACTGCTGACTCCGGACGGACTGATGCAACCTGGGCGGATGTTGCGTGATTGGCTTCTGCTTGGAGGAACGGGCATTACCCTTCGGGGCAAGATTTACGAGGGAACAGTCTTCTGTGCCATCGCGGCAATCAAAGGGCAGGATGTTAAACAGGTACGACGCGGCAACTGGACAGACCTTGGTGTCATCGGAGCCCAAAAGTAGTTTCTTAAAAATCTTGGCTCGACCATCGGACTCTCAATCCGATGGTGGACCATCGGACTCTCGCGTGTCGTTCTCGAAGGTTCCGGCGGCTTGTGGCCGCCGGGCCGATAGAGGGTGTTCCGGGCCGCGGGCTCATCACCCGCGGTCCGGGGCGATTCCTTGAAAGGTGGGAGAAAAATGAGCGACGTGCTGGACGATCCAACCCTGCCAGACGACATCAAGGCCATCGTTCGCAAGATGGATGCAACTGGCTTTCCACGTCCGCGAATCCGTTCGCTGGACGACCTGGTCGATGGCGAATGCTCGGTCTGCAAAGACTCTGGGGCGATCAACCTGGCAACCGGTCGATGTGGTGCATGTGACGCAGACCAGGCGATTCTGTCTTGTCCGCGTGCCATCCACGGCACACGGAGTGTGCCTACTACAGAGGAGTGAAGGGTATGCATCACTGCCGCGAGCTGAGGAGAAGCCGACTTCAAGAGGTTTGGTTCCACCCGCCGGACGCCTGCCCCGGACGGCACGGCGGAGCGTGCCTACTACAACAAACTCCACAAGGATGGAGCCTAAAATGCTGGTGCTGACCAGGAAACGCGGAGAGACCGTTGTACTGCCTGACCTCGACGTCGAGATCACTATTCAGAAACTGCGAGGCGGCAAAGTGAAAGTTGGGGTCCAAGCCCCGGCTGGTATACGGATCTGTCGAGGGGAACTTTTGAATCGGGAGCAGCAAAATGACCACCGGGCCAGCGGGATCGCTGCGTCCTAACGGCAGGGAAGCTAGCAGCCCGGCCCCTGACCGGGACTGAGCGGCGAAGCAAGGCTGGCCTGGTGTTTTTTTTCGTACCGGAAAAGAAGAGGCCCCGGCGGGAGACCTCGTACTTGGTGGCACCCGCCCGGTTGGGAATGGCTTTCAGCCAACCCCATAAGTGCAACTGCGCGCGTTGCGTTGTTCTCCGTCGGCTCTCTCTCTCTCTTAGTTTTGAAAAACTACTAAGAGAGCGAGAGAGGAAACCAATGGTTATGAGTAAGGGACTGGCACAGACCAATGGACTGGCAGACATTCGAGCGGACGGCTCCAACGGTGGATATTGTGGGACGGGCTCTCTGGGCAGTTCAACACCCCAAGTTTCGTGAGCCGCCGTACAACCCCGAGACGTCCGTCCGCATGGTCGCAATTTCCATCGAGTGTGCCGAGGTAACCATCGAGCAATGGCACCAGCTGATTTGCCGGATCTATGTGCTTCGGCCTGTGCCGCGTTTTTTCAGCCAGCTCATGGCCGCGGCGGCCAAGAATCCCATTCTCGCTGCCCCTCAGCCGGCCTGCGGTGATCAATTACCGTGGACGGATGACATGAAGATGAAACATCTCGCCGAGCAGAACTGCTGCGAGTGCCTCGGGAGCGGTATTGTCGTGAGGCGTGTTCCCAACCGGCTCTATCGACGTGGTGAGAGCCGAGCCTATTGCTGCCGGTGCCCGATCGGTAGAGCACTACTACTGCGTAGTGAGATTTCGCCAGTCGAGCGGTGGGAGGATGACTACGGGCCGCAACGGTCGCTCTTTGCGAGGTCAGTTACGACGGAGCGGGCGGCGGTTGCGGGGCAGCTGATGCAGCAGGTAGGCCACCAAAGCCGAAGTAGCCGGCGAGATCGAGGCGGATGACGTCTGGTCCGCCGACTGGTGTAACCGGCAGTTGAGCCCCTCGCTCAAGTCGAGGCCATCGACCACGGCGTCGATCGCTACCGACAACTCGTAGGAGCCGACCCCGAGCTCCTTGGGGTCACACTCTTGAAATGCCGGGCAGATTTTTGATCACATGCAAGGATTGCAAATTAGCGTTTCAGGCGAATGGCTCCAATGCGATCCGTTGTCGCTCATGCTGGCGTGCGTTTCGAAATTGGACGAGAAGACAGCAGTACTGGCGGAATCCCGAAAAGACACGTGCAGAGTCGCGTGCCCGGTACAAGCTGAACCCGAAAAAGAGACTGGCGCGGACGCATGCACGGTACTTTAAGGATGTCGAAAAGTCGCGTGCAGAAGGGCGTGCAAGAGGACGTCTCCTGAGAGCGAGGAACCTGGAAAAGGTGCGTGCACGGGATCGTGCACGGTCTCGTGCCAGATATGCGAAGGATCCGCAAAAGATCCTCGCATCGAATGCTCGTTGGAAGACGAGGCATCCGGAAAAGAATCGTGCATCGAAATTTGCTTATCGTGAAAAAAGGCGTTTGCTGAAAATACAGTTGGAGTTGGTGTTGGTGAATTCTGCGATCCAGGAAGCTTTAGAAAGGATGGTGCCTCATGATGCCGGAAATACCCATGCCAAAAAAGTTGTCGGCGGATCTGAGAAGAAAAATCGACCGCATCGAAAAAATGACAAACGTTGAGGAAGTCCTGGCGGCGATCGCTGAAGGCCTGACTATGACGGTGGCAGGAATCCTTCTCGCTGCAACGGGCATGCGCCGGTTGCAGGAGCTCGGCGCTGAAATTGACGGGATCTATCCCAATCTCGGCCTGGTGAGCGACATAATCCGGCCCATTGCCCACGGCCAGTTGCTTGGCGGCTTAGTGATCAAATACTTCAGGCCCGGCCTGCTGGAGTTGTTCAGAAGGTTAACTATTCCCGACCAGGAGCGGCTGCTCGAAGACAAAAGCCTAAAGCTGATGACGGGCAAAGGGGATGACCACAAGCTCGTTCACCCAAGCGAGCTCGACAACGAGCAGCTACGACAGCTCATCGACTTTAAGAAGGGAAAGTTTCGAACGGAAGTCGAGCAGATTCGCTACTTGGAAAAGAAGAATGGTGCCTTGCCCCTGCAACTCCGGGAGCAGCCGGAAATTGATATCGACCACAAACGAAGGGGAATAGTCGTTTCTCTCTGGTTTCAATCTTCCCAGGGCAAGGCCCGTGTGGAAAAGTTCATCCCAGTGGACGACATGGCCTCATACGTGGCCAAGATTACAGCGGCCCATGTGAGGCGGTGAGAGCAACGTGCAAATCGCCTTTGCGTTTTTCTCGTCCAAGGCGATGCGCAGGACCTGGCCATCGGGGAGATTGAAGGCGACGCCGATCCGGTTGGTGGCATCGTCAACCGGCAATGTGCACCGCAATGAGGCCGGGAGGTAGGACGCGGGAATGCGACTTTTCATTTTCTGGCCCTCAGCCCTCGACCCTCGACCCTTCAAGCTGAGGACGGGACGGCGAGTAGCTCGACGTGACGGGCGCCGCGTTTTGTAGTGGTTGTGGTCGCCCGCATACGCTTCAGGAAGCTCTCCGCGACCTGATGCATCTCCTCCGGAATGAGCGGCAACTCCCTGTGTTGCAGGAAGTATTCGGGCAACGACTCGATTAGCATTTTGCGGCGGTTGCGGGGCAGCTGATGCAGCAGGTAGGCCACCAAAGCCGAAGTAGCCGGCGAGATCGAGGCGGATGACGTCTGGTCCGCCGACTGGTGTAACCGGCAGTTGAGCCCCTCGCTCAAGTCGAGGCCATCGACCACGGCGTCGATCGCTACCGACAACTCGTAGGAGCCGACCCCGAGCTCCTTGGGGTCACACTCTTTGTTGGCCCAAAGCGCCAGAGCATTCATCAAGACGTTCCGGTGATGATCCATCATGAGGCCCTCCTGGCCGTTTTGAGCGGGGGGTCCGCAGAGAGTAGACGAGCCAAGCCACGGCGGTCGCGGAGGAAGGCGGCCGACTCAATCATCACCAACCGGATGCCGCGGCCCAGGCAAATGCGCGCTGTGTCCGCAAAGGTGCGACCGACCAGCCCAGAACTGTGGATCAGTTCCAGGTCGGCGGTGTGCGCGTCGGGCAGCACTATCCTTGTCTCGGGACGGTCCATTTTGACCCCCGCAACTTTCCGTTGACGGCACACGGAGTGTGCCTACTACAACAGAGACCGCTAAATACTACGGCAAAAACAGCATTTTGTGCAGGCTGAAAGAAGCCCGGCGGCTCGCCGCGTCTCGCCGGTCACAGACCGGGTAAAACATACAGCAGATCAGAATCGACACTCATCGCGTCGAGCGTCGGCCGCAGAGCCCCGACCGCAACCTGACTCAACTTAGTAGTCGGCTGCTGATGGAATACCAGGCCGCTCACGAGGATGTGAGCGGACCAGCGGAGCTCAACCCCAATTTTTCCGCCCATGTTCCAGAGGGTGAGCGAGGAGACGACGCTGGCCGGCCCGTCGTAGAAATGGATCTGCTCCCCGCCAATCTTCTGCGCGGCGCCCACTTCCCACAGATGCAGTCCAGAGCTGAACGCGCCTCCGTACCCCTCATTGTTCGCAAACTCCAGTATGCCCTGGGCGTTCGGATTGACGGTTACAAACTCGCCGGCGATCACAGTGCTGGCACCAGGGAAGATCGGGTAGCGCGTGTCAGGTTCCCCGTCGTCTACGCCGACGTCGATCACAGCGTAGACATACAGACTGGTGCTCGAGGCCGCAGCAACATTGTTGCGCACATAGTTATTGGTGCCGCGGAACCAGAAGCCGGTGCCCTCGTATCCGAAGTCGCCGATCGGGGAACGCTTGTAAAGGGCCTGACCTGACCCGAAAGAGTCGATCGCGAAATTGTGGTCGATGACGTTGTAGGATTCGGATCCGTCCTCCGTCATCACGCCGGAGCCCAAAGCACGCAGCAAGACGTTGTCGGCGACCAGGCCGAAGTGCGAGTCGTGGATAGTAACCCCCCACTTTGGAGAGCCGACGATTGAGTTGCCGACCACGCGAAACTGATAGCCGCTCTCGTCGCCGGCTGGATCACCGTACACATGGTGCATGTGCAGTGGGTAGCGGCCGATGTGGTTGGTCGCCGCGTCGAGCGGAACCATTGCCATGGTCCGTCCCAAGTCGCGAAACTCGGCGTACTCTATGTCCGCCAGAACGCGATCGACGTACATGGTGTGCCCGCGGACACCATTCGGATTCTCAGAACGCAGCACTACCGAACGGCTGAGCAAGCCAACGTGCGACTGGTGGTTACCATTGCCCGGATGGCTGTAGCTGAGCGGTTGGTCAAGGATGATATCGAGTCCGTCGACCGCCGCGATCCGCCGCGTCTCGGTTTGGCTGCCCGGCCACGTCCTCAAGGACGCATCGGCCGGGCCAGTTCGCACCTGGCGAGAATCAGGCAGCACGATCTCGCTGCCAACGGACCAGGCGACCGGAACCGAGAGATGGATGACAGACGAGCCCGCGGCCGGGGCCTCGGCGAGTCGCACGAATGTGTCGGTTTGTGGTTGGCCGTGAATGTCGATCGAACCGAGCACGATCAAACCGTGTCCGAACTGGCCAGGGTCCGCCGCCAAATCGAGCGGCGCGTCACGAAACACAATCTCGGCGTGGCCAACGATGGGTTGGCTCGACGTGCCTATCTTCAGTTGGCCCCCTACGTAGACAAGCACCGTCGTCACGCGCAACTCTGTGTTCGGATCGAACCGCAAATCGCCGGAGATCGCTACTACATTCGCGTAGGCCGTGCCTCCAAAGTTCTCACCCTCAATCACCACCGCCGTACCGCTCGAAACTAGCACCACGTCGTCGGATGTCGGCACGCGGTCGAGCGACCAGGTCGTTGGATCGCCCCATCGGCCGGATCGAAGGCTCTCGATCGTCGGGTCGCAACCGAAGTCAGGGATAGTGTCGTGAGGAGTGACCAGGCCGGGACAAGACAGGCATTGGCGACGTTCGAGCTGTTCGAAGGTTTTTGGGCGGCGGCGTTCTCTGTTCCGCATAGGTGCCTCCGTGCTGTTTTTGAAAAGTGTTTCCTCGGGCAGGCTAGGAAGCCCGCCCTACGCGGCAAGCGGTTCGTCGGAGTCGTAGGCCGCGGCGAGCTCGCGCGGCAGGTTGTTCCAGACAGCGTTCGACGAGAAATAGTGAGATGCGGGGTGACGGCACCACGCGCGATAGTTCGCGTCGGCGTGTGAGATCGCGCGCCGGCCGACGAACCAGTCCACCGGCGAGTAGACGTTCACCCAACGACGTACACCGGGCGGCTTCGCACCCGGCGGAAGAAGGCCGGGGAATTTGTCACGCAACCACATGGGCGAGCCCATCGTCACCCACAGTCGAACCGGGAGCTCCATGTCGGTCAGCGCGTAATGGGTCAATACAGTCCCAAGCGAGTGCGAGATGACGATCAAACCGTTCGACATCCAGGAAGCCCGGTCGAGCTCCTGGCGGATGAAGCCGTTTATCAACGGATCTCTGACCGCCGATAGGTCGCCGAACAGATTCGTGCACCAGTTGAGCTGATGGGCCGGCTGGCGCTCCTCCAGAAACTCCCAGTTGATCGGCTGGATCTGGAAGGCGCGCGCGCCGATCAGCCGCTGCACGTGCGGCATCCACTCACACCACCAGTCGCGTGGGCGAGAGTGCGAGATACCGTGGACGAGTGCGATGATCATTTAGTCGAGGCCCTCGATGCGGCCGGCGAGGATCACTGACGGGCCAAACGTGCGGCCGAAAGCAATTCGCGCTGCAGACGGCGACCCGATTAACAGCGATTCAAGGATGCTGCGCAGTGCCGCGGCGGCCGGGTCCTTGCGAAAGGTTTTTTCCAGGTACTCCGGTTGCCATCGGTACTGTGGGAACCGCTGGGTGACCTCGTAGCTGGCCAACGTCTCGCAACAAAGGAACGCCAAGAATTCCCGGAAATCTGGATTGCGTTCCAGGTACTTCGGGTCGTGGGTCTGTATCGCCCGATACAGCGCCAGGCCGTAGACCATCATTTCGATGCACCCTTGCCCTTCACCGGTGCGATAGCCAGCCGGTCGTTTCTCCAAGTAGGCGTACTCAGCGATCACCTTCGCGTCGGTTATGTAGGCGATCCATTCGTCGAGCACGTAGAGCGGGAACTCGTCGGAATCCCACTGGCCCCACACGTAGAAAAAGCGGTCGTCGCGCAACGACCGTGGGACAAACTTTGCAATGTCCCTCTTCAGGAAACGTGGCTCGGGGTAGATCGCCGCCCTGCCGTCCCACACATAGAAACCACTGCAGGGGCGACCGAGATAGAAAGTCCGTTGAACCAGCGCGTTCGCGTGATGGTGGGTCTCGTGAGCGGTTGTCGCATAGGTGTTCCACCACAAGCGGCGCGAGTCGCCGTGAGACATGACGTCGTGAAACGTGCTCGACTCGTCGCCCGGATAGGAACGGTGTCTGGGCACTTTGATAAAGATGCCGTCACGTTCGGGTGCCGGCTTAGCGGTGCCTGAATCCTTGCGTTCGACCGCGGTCCCGGCGCCGCCACCGCCTGTCACTGGCCGCCAATCTCCAGCGCCAACTGACGCCGCACATACCGGCTGAGATCACTGGAAAACGAGAAAGGCAGAGATGAGCAAAGAGTGCATGCTTGCAACTCATTTCAGAAACGGCACACGGAGTGTGCCTGCTACAACGTGCTGAGGATCTGGACGACCTTGAAGTAGATGGCCGCCGCAGTGCCGAAGATCAGGATGCCGCCGGCAAGCTGCAACAGCGACGCGACCAAGAGGCAAACGCATGGCCAACGGCGTGAGAAACGCAAAAGTGAAACCTCCGATTCTCTGATCCGCTCCCCCCAGCCCCCAGCCCCTAGACCCCAGCCCCTATGGCTCCGGTGGATGAAGGGCTCGGATCGTCTCGGCCATCACCGGGCCGCCCTCGCGGAACTGCTCGCCGACCGGGCCAGCCGCAAGAGTCGAGGTCTGGTCCAGCCCGAACGGGGCTTTCACCTGAGTACGGTTCAGAAGCGGCCCCACGTCCGAGCGCGGCATCTGGGAGTAGTGGCTCGTGCTCGAACCGAAGATCATCTGCGGGGCCGTCGGGGCGTCACCGAATGGCGCCAGCTTGAGCCCCACCACGCTCGATTGCAGGCTCGATCCCTCTGGAAGCTGGCAGCCGGCCAGGCCGCCCGCCAGCAGCAGCCAGGCTACCAGTCGCAAAAACAGGCCCACTCGCAATAGTTCGCTGAAAACTTTCATCGTTCAGTTGGCGCGTCATCCGTGAACGGGTAGGGCGGTGGAACGATCACGCGCACCTCGCTCTTGCTTTCGCTGGTCGCGGCCGCCGGCTCCGGATTCGGCGGCGCGGCCGGCGGAGGCCTCCGCAAGTTGCGGAGGCGGTCCACGGTCTGGCAGCCTGTAGCGGCGACGATCACAAAGGCAACCAGCAGACTGATCAGCGTGAGCGAAGATGCGAGCGGGAAGAGTTTTTCCCACATGGGTTTTTCTCCGTTCCTCAACTTGTTGAACTGGAGTGGCGGCGACTCTATGTCGAGGTCGCGTTTTTCAGAAGCGGCTGTTTACAGGTCGGAAAGAAGGTGGCGGGTGGAGGGTGGCGGGTGGTGTGATTCCGGCACCCTTTTCACCCTCCACCCTCCACCCGCCACCTGGCCCCGATCTGTAAACGGACCATTCTTTCCCCACCGGCTCTTCAAGTACAAACACACCTACAAATGCCCGCCACTGACCAACAACTGTCAGACGCCGCTCGCGACGCTATTCTCGACACGCTCGAAACCGGCGAGAAATACGACGTTGACGGCGTCGTCATCGAGCGTGACCTCACCCACCTGAAAGAGTTCCAGGATTGGGTCGATTCGAGGAATGCAGCTCGCAGGCCGGCGTTCACGAAACTCAGAGTGGCACGGTAAACGGCACACGGAGTGTGCCTACTACTCCAAGAGAGGCTGGGAGCCTTGCCTAAAATTGCTGAGCGGAAATACCGGCGACCTTCGAACCGCCGACTGGCGCCGGTCAGAATCGACCTGAAGGACGACAAGGGACAGCTCCGTAAGTTCCCATCCACAGCCTCGCGCGCGGCTCGACTCGTCGATTGGTTCGCCTACGCAGTTAGCCCCAAGTGGGGAAAAGCCCGCCAGATCGAGCGACGCATGTGGCCACTCCAGGAGGCACGCATCGAGGGGGCGGCCAGTAAATTCGAGGCCGCCAACTACGATAGGCGGCATCACGACCGGTGGAAAACATCCGGACTGACCGACGACGACGACTTTGACTTCGGTGAGTCGCTCGACGTGATGCGGCAGAAGAGCCAGCACATGATCGACAACAACGCGCTGGCCGCGGCGGCGGCTCGGAAGTGGGTCACCTACACCGTCGGACCAGGCATGCGCCCGCAGGCCCGGATCACCGCCGAGGACGGCCTGGTCACCGACTCGCGCGCGAAGGACATTAACCGGTCCCTCGAACAGATTTTTGCGGAATGGGCGCCGCGCGCGGAGGTGTCGGGCAAACTGTCGTTCGGCGAGCTGCAGGGCGAGGCGGCCTGGGACAGGTTCGAATCGGGCGAAGGCATCGCGCTCAAGTCGCGGATCCCGGACCCGCAGGCCCCCATCCCGCTCAAGCTACAGACGATCGCGCCCGAGCGGCTCTTCACCCCACTCGAACGAATGAACGACCCGCGCGTCCGAGCTGGCATCGAACGCGATGAGCTCGGACGCATCCTAGGATATTTCGTGAGTCGGACGCACCCGGACGACATCAAGGACGTTCGCGGCGGCTTCGACATGCGGCGGCTGCCGGCCGGCGACGTGTTCCACCTGTACCGCCGAAGGCGGAGGCGATCGAGGGGCGTGCCCGAGCTGGCACCGGTCATCCTCAAGCTGCAGACGCTGGACGATTGGCTGGACGGATGGCTCGAGAATCTCGACATCGCCAGCTGCTTCTCCGTCTTCATCACATTGACCGGCGACGCGATGGGCGCGGCACTCGCCAATGCGTCGGACACGGAGCCGGAGACGAACGACCCGATCGAGGATCTCGACCACGGGCGCGCCTATTATTTGAACCCGGGCGAATCCGTGGAGTTCGGCAACCCGCAGCCGGCTAACGACACGTTTGACCCGTTCCTGGTGTGGCTGTGCCGATTGATCGGCAACGCGATCGGCTACGGCTACGAGCTGCTCGCCGGCGACTGGAGCAAAAGTAACTTCAGCTCGACACGGCTGGCACTGCTCGACGCGCGCCGAAACTTCCAGCTCGACCAGATCATCATGGTGGAGAGGTTCCTGCAGCCCGTGTGGCGAGAGATCGTCGCCGACTCGATCACCGCGGATCTGATCCCGCTCAGCATGCGGGAGTACAACGCCAACCGGTTCGCGTTTGAAAAGTGCTGGTGGGCGCCGCCGCCAAATCCGTGGGTCGATCCCCTGAAGGAAGTCCAGGCGTCCATGTTGGAGGTCGAGGCGGGATTCAACTCGCTTCCCAACGTGTGTGCCGAGAACGGCCTCGATTGGCAGGAGGTCGCGGAACAGAACCTCCGCGTCGAGGAGTGGTATACCGAGAACGGCCTGGTGCGAGGACGTAGCACAAAGGCCGTAAGCGGGGTCCCATCGGCGCCCAAGAGCCCCGATGGCATGGATCAGGATGAAGACGAAGACACGGAACAGCGGAAGCCGGTCAAGCTGGTGAACGTGCGGCGGTTCAGCAGAAACGGACACCGGGCGGCGTAGGGTCGTAGTAGGCACACTCCGTGTGCCGTGAACGGGGGAGAACGGGACAGAACGGCACACGGAGTGTGCCTACTACAAAAATAGAAAATGGCGAACGCTCACGTAGCACAACGACGCGGACGGGAACGGCTCAAGCTGGTTGCTGAGACGTTCTACGGCACCGCCTGGCACATGCGGCTAGCCAAGCTGCAGGAGATCCAGGAGTTTCTCCAGGCGAAACTGGCGGACCAGATCGACCCGGAAAAGGTGAAGGCCCAGTACGAGGGGGCGTCGAGCGAGAAGGCCAAGCGGTACGAGATCATCGACGGCGTCGCCGTTATTCCGATCACCGGGACGCTCACCCGCCGGGCGAACCTGATGAGTTACTACTCCGGTGGCACCAGCTACGAGGTGCTGGGCCACTGCATCCGCGAAGTGCTTGCCGATGATCGCGTGAAGAAGGTCCTGCTGCGCTGCCACTCACCCGGCGGAGCGTCCGGCGGCGGCCTGGCCGAGTGCTCGGACCTGATCGTCGCCGGGCGAGCCGTGAAAGAGATTTGGTCGATTGCCGATAGCGTGGCCTACAGCGCCTGTTACTACCTCGGTTCCGCCGCCGAGCGAATCATTCTCAGCAGCGATTCGGAGCTCGGGGCCATCGGCACCTACTGGGTGCACGTGGACTACTCGCGACAGAGGGAGATGCTGGGCGAGAAAGTGACGTTCATCCAGGCGGGGAAGTACAAGACGGCCGGGCACCCGGACAAACCGCTCGACAAGAGTGATAAGACGGTCATCCAGTCGTACATCGACTACTACAACAGCCTGTTCCTGAACGCTGTAGCAAACAATCGCGGACTCTCACTCGCCGACACGGAAAGTTGGGCGGAGGGCCGCGAATTCGTCGGCCAGCAGGCATTGGACGCTGGTCTGGCCGACTCCTTAGGAACCTATACGGACACGCTCGCAGAACTCCGGGAGCGAGCGAAGAAGAATCCGGTCTCTGTCATCGTCCCCGAGCCGGAGCCAGTCGAGGACGAATTAGAAACACCAGAAGAGGAGAGTCACATGGCCAATGCCGCAACGGCATCCGGAGGACAAAGCCCCGCGACGCCGACCGCTCCGGCGACCGCACCGGCCGCCGCCGCGGCTGCACCGGTGCCGCAGACTCAACCGACCGCATCGCCGGTTACGTTGAGCCAGGAACAGTTCGAAAAGCTGATGGGCGCCATCAGGATGCCCACCCTCACCGGGCACTGTGGAGTCGCAGAGCCGGCGAAAACGGAGGCCCCAGCAGCTGCAGCTGCTGCAGCAGCTGGCTCGGTCGAATCCGAAAGGATCCGATGCGCCGAGATCCAGGCCCTGGGCGATCGCTACGGCGATACCAAGCTGGCAGCCAAACTGATCGGCGACGGGGTTTCCATCGAGGGGGCCAAAGCCGCCTACTTCGATAAGCTGGCCTCCACACAGAAGCCAGTCGAACACTCCGAAGCGCCGGAAGGTGAAGCGGCCGAGGCCAAGCTGCGCAAGGAGTACCGCGACAACGCCGAGACGTTCCAGCAGCTGGGCCTCGCCGAAGATCAGTACGTACTGGCGCAGCTCGGGAAGGCAACGCCAACGCCAAAGAAGTAAGCGGGGCACGGCACACGGAGTGTGCCTACTACTTTTCAAAACAGCCCGCCGGCCGGCGGGATTTCAAGGAGAGTCAAATGGCAGCTGTAACAGCAAACCAACTCATCACGGCTCGGGAGCCGGGCAGCCTTCGGCCGATCCCGGTTACGACCTTGAAGCGGCTCTATCAGGGCACGTTGGTGTACATCGACGCCAACGGATTCGCCACTGACGACGATGCGGCCGGGGTCAACGAGTTCGCCGGCGTCGTCAAGAAAGAGGCGGACAACAGCGCGGGCCTCGACGGTGCGATCAAGGTCGAGGTCTTCACGAAGGGTAGCTTTTTGTTGGTCGGTACCGGTTTCACCCAGGCCAACAGCAACTACCAGCTCGTGTACGGCTCGGACAACTACACGATCACGGTCACTGCCGCCGGCAGCTCGAAAATCGGCCGAGTGACTGAGTTCGTTTCGAGCACCCAGGTCTACGTGGACATCGATCCGATCCAGGCGTAAACAGCCCCGCGGCGCAGCGGCGGGTTTTCCGCCGGGGACAAGCCTGGCGGCTCACAACCGGAACAAGGAGAAGTGGAAATGTCTCTCGACACAGCAAAGGCCATCGTCACGACGCGCGGGCTGACGGCGGCTTTCAAACTGGCTGCCATGAGTGCGCAGCCTTTCTATCCCCGCGTGTGCACGGTGCGACCATCGGGCGGGGCTGATGAGGAATACGCATTTCTCGGAACCATGCCTGCGATGCGGGAGTGGTTGGGTGAGCGAGTGTTCAAAGAGATGCGCGGCGGCAAGTTCACCCTGGCCAACAAGCTCTGGGAGGACTCGATACTGATCGAAAAAACCGACATCGAAGATGATCGGCTCGGCATGTACAGCGACTCGATCGCGATGCTCGCGTCCGAGGCCATGTACCACCCCGACGCATTGCGGACCGAGATTCTCATCGCCGGCGAATCCACAGCGACGTGGGATGGCCAGTTCTTCTACGACACGGACCATCTTTGGGGCGACTCCGGCACACAGTCGAACGATCTCACGTACGACGCCACCAATCACCTGGCAGTCACGGCCGCCGAGTTCAAGAGCGCCTACAACGCGGCTCGCACGAAAATGTTGACCTTCAAGAACGATCAGGGCAAGAAGCTCATCCGGCCGATCGCCGGCCGCTTGGCCGACCTGATGGTCGAGGTGCCGCCCGAGCTGGAGGTCGCCGCCAATGAGGGGCTGCGATCCGCACTGCTGGGCGGCGGCAACACGAACATCGTGCTCGACCAGCCGGTGATCATCGTAAACAACGAGCTCACCAGCGCGGTCAAGTGGTGGCTGCACTTCCTGGGCAGCCCGTTGAAACCGTTCGTATATCAGCCGCGGCGCGCGCTCGCGACCCAGACCAAGGGCTGGGACGACGCCGAGACCAAGAACGTGAAATTCATGGCCGATGCGCGCTATAACATGGGATACCTGGCCTGGTGGACGAGCGTCCAAACTGAGTTCAACTAAGACACCCGCCGGGGCAAGCCCGGCGGATCGCGAATCCCAGCGCTGAGGGGGGCACGGCCGCGGGACTCCAGGCCGTGCCCCCACTCTAAAACAGAAAGGACAGACAAATGAGGTTCGTTCTGAGAGGCGATCATCCCGGCATCTTCGCGAGCTACAACGTGCGCAGCGGCCCGAAACTGGAAAAGATCCGAGAGGTGCGGTTTGCAAAGGACGAGCCCACGGAGATCAGCAACCAAGAAGTCGAACACCTCAAGGGAGAAATCGCAAACGGGGTGCTGGTCGAGTTCGACGAAGAGGCCGAAGTTGTCGAGAAAGTCAGGAGGAAGCCGGACAAGCCGGAAGATGCGGAAGACAAGAAGTAAGCAGCGGAACGGCACGCGGAGCCTGCCTACTACTGTAAGCGGCGGCACGCGGAGCGTGCCTACTACTGATTGCTGACAGCTGAAAAGCTGAGGGCCTTTGTATGGCGTGGCCGCTGCCGGTGAAGAGCCGGTTTGTGTCGAAACTGAAGAGGGTGCTCAACGGCGGGGACGGGACCGGCGGAGCGGGGAAGCCGATCACCTATACGCCGAGCGGCGGAGCACCTATCACCGTGTACGCCGTCATCGACGTCCGCGAGCAGCTCGATAGCCGCTTTTTCCAAGACGGTGAACAGCAGATCCAGCGGGCAACGCTACTCATCACCAACGATGCCTTGACGGCCGTAGCCACGGTGGATGACGACGACAAATTCAACTTCGACGGGTTCAACTGGACCCCGGAGAGCTGGGGGCGCGGTCAGTACGGCGCGACGCGAGTCGAGGTCTGGAGGAATGTCGCGGTCACTAAGGAGAACGAGGAAACGATCGAGAGGAACATCTAAGGGGGGAACGGCACACGGAGTGTGCCTACTACTATGCCGGCACCAGACGGACCAGAGTCAAGCGTCGAGGATGAGGCGAGAAAGCTGGTTGCGAGCTCGACGACGTTCCAGACTTTGGTCGGGTTTCCAGCCGACCCGACAAACGCAAAGACGCGCGTCTACCTGGGCAGGAGGACGGCGGTAACCCGCCCTTTTGCACTGATTGGTTCTGATGGGAGCTGGGAATACCTCGACGTGGGAGCCAACCCCGGCGACTGGCCACGCGGTGAACTGTTCCTCATGTTCGAGATCGCCGTAGCGAGCGGCGACGCGGCCGATCCGGAAGCGAGCAAGACGGCGTTTATGAACCAGTGCGGGAAGATCGTCGCGGAGATCCTCGCAAACTCCATCATCGGCGGATACCTGATCGTGCGGGACATTCGGCGCCGGTGGGGACCCAAGCGGTCGCATAAGAGAGAGAAGAATACTGAGGGAGATTACTACCAGGCTGGCTACGGGATGCTGTTCGGCCTGGAGTCGTGAAAAGTAGTAGGCACACTCCGTGTGCCGTGTTTGCCGTGACGGCACGCGGAGCGTGCCTACTACTACAACTGGAGGCAAGGATGCCGGCTACCACAAAGTTACACGTCGTCGGGATGCTGGAGACGAAGACCGGCGTCGCCGGCGCGACTACTACACAATTCAACGGCATTCCAGACCTGAGAATGAGCACGGGAATGTCCGAGTGGGCAGAACAGTCGGGAGCAAATGTTGACCCTGATTTTTTGGCGCTCGGCGAGCAAAATCCGGGACTCTCCGGCACCATGCTGGAGATCAAGAAGTTCCTCGACCTCATCACGCTCGACGGGCTGCCGATCGGCGACGTCGGGACCACCGGGAACCAGGTGCAGGCCCAATGGGTCCGGATGAAACCGTTCTCCGTGCGCGAGCTGCCCGCGGCGACCAAGCACTTCTTTGCCAAGAGCCGAAAGGCCGGCATCTACCCGCAACAGATCACCGCAGCCAGGAACCGACGCGCGCAAATCACGTTCCAGATGCAGCCTGTTTGGGACGGCACGAACGACATCGTCGAATTTTCAAGCGACGTGGCCGGCCTGACACCCGGCATAGTGAGCGAGCTCTACGCACTCGGACCGGTCAACATCAGCGGCGTGGAGCTGCCGAGCCTGCAGGGCTGGACCTACAACGTCGGCGTCGAACTGGAGGTCAACTTTCACGGCGGCCAGGTGTGGCCGGACTTTGTCGCCATCGCGCGGCGGCAACCGGTGTTCGAATGCCAGTGCAAGGACGTGCCACAGATCACCCTCGTTACCCTCAGTGGTATGGCTCAAGGGGCGACCGACAGCGAAATCTACCTACGCAAAGTGGAGCGCAACAAGAAGCGAATCGCCGACGCGACGGCCAACCACATCAAGTTTCAGGTGAACGATGGACGGATCACCGTTCAGGACCTCGGCGGGCCGAACGCGCGATCGAGCGACGTCAACGTGCGGATCTACCCCGCATTTGACGGGACCACCGCGGCGGTGCTCGTAAACACTGCAAGCACAATCGTTGTGCCGTAAAAAAACGGCACGACGGAGCGTGCCTACTACAACAAAAAAACAGAATGACCAGAGACCCGAAGATTTATCCGGTGCGGAGCATTCCCCCGAAAGGCGGGCATGAAGTGAGACTCGCCACAAAGGATTGGATGAAGGTTTGCGGCGGGCTGGCCATACAGGTTGTGGCGCTCGTCTTCGGGTTGTGGCGACTCTCGATCGCTCTGGAGAACCGGATTACCAAACTCGAAACGCGCGTCGAGGCGAACCAAATCATGGTGATGGAGAACGTGCACCAGCTGAGAGAGGACGTGCGACAGCTGAAGTAGGGGTAGTAGGCACACTCCGTGTGCCGTTGGCAGGAACGGCACGACGGAGCGTGCCTACATACGACCACGGCACGACGGAGCGTGCCTACTACGACCACGGCACGACGGAGCGTGCCTACTACGACAAAAACCCCGCTGGTCTCGCAAGTCGAGAAAACCAGCGGGGCCGGAACAGTGAAGAGGCCAACGAACAGGGTACAAACCACAATGGCCGAAAAACAGACGACTCCGGAGTCGGTCGAGGTCGAAAGATCGCGTCCTGGCGCAATCCAGAGCGATCGGATTCTGGACAGTGCCCCGGATCAGGTCGCCGCGGATCCGCCGGCAGAAACGCGTCAGTCGATCGACGAGGCGATTGACCACGCGCGTAGTACACAGATACGCCTGGTGTTCGGCGATCGGTTTCCCGGAGCCCGTGATCACCTGATCGTGCAAGGCATGGACGCAGCACAGGCCAACGAGACGTTCAACATTCTCGCTGCCGGAGAGGTTTGGAATTCGCCTGCAGGAGGTTCGTTCGGACCAGGATAAAAAGCACTCCCGCCGGGGACAAGCCCGGCGGCTCGCAACACATCGCGGAGAGCGGCTTTGCCCGCCACGCGCGCCGGCGTTCCCCGGCAAAACTGTGTGTTAAGTAGCACACGGCAAACTGTGTGCTAAGTACCGGGTACTTAGCACACTAGACGGAGAACGCAAAAGATGGCGTGCCCACTCATCTGGATTCCTGAGCAGCAGTCGCGGCCCACGGCCCAAGAGATCAAACAGCTCGGGCTCGATTGGCTCGGTGAACACTCCGCGGGTTGCCTGCCCAACGTCGCGGGCCCGGCCGCCGGAATCAGCGGCTTGCTCATGCAGCTGGAGCCGAACTGCCCGGGCGGCCGCACCACACGCGCACACTTCGAGCCCGAAACTCAAGAGTGGGTTCAGGCCCTCGACCCTCAACCCTCAGCCCTCAGCCCATCTTATTGGTACGGCTGGCGGCGCGACGACCCGCCGCGACCAGAGGACCTGGCCAGGCCGGATCAGTATCTCGGTTACCCGGTGCAGCTGGGCGACGGCCGCCAGTGGCTCGTGCCCACCGTCCGGGCGTTCGGCACTAAGAAGATTCGGCTCGAACCGCACGTGGGATGGCTGTCGCTGATGCAGGAGGACGAAGAGCTGCTCGACGTTGCGAACCGCTACTGGGATAGCCAGATCGTGATCGGTAAGACGGAGAAGCCGCGCGTCTCGGAAGTGATCGACTTCGCGTGCAAGCTCCTCGGGGTGCATTACCGGATCGGCCCGCTACAGATTTCGACCTGGGGATTGCTGGAGAAACAGGCCCTCGACCAAATCCTCTGGGCGGCGCTCGACCTGCCGGCCGTCCAGGCCGAGCTCGCCGCGCGAAAAAAAAAGGACGTAGGACGGGCGCAGGCGTCCGAGCAACAGGGCACACAACACGATGGCTCACGTTCGACCGCTACTACCGCGGTTTAGAAACGGACTATGAAGCGACTTTTGCATACGTTTTTTGGCAGTCAGAAAAGAGTTGAGGCGATTCAGAACTCCTATGGGGATTGGACTTGAGCGAGGGGCTCAACTGCGTTCGAAACCGGTTCGTCTAGCTCAAAACGGTGGGGCCTCGCCGTATTGGGCTAAGAGCTCCTGCAGTGTCTTTTTAAAACGTTCGATCAGCAGGGGGTCGGGCAGGCCGACGCCGTGAACCTCGCAGGCGCGAACGGTCCGCACGATGCCGACCACAGGTTTTGCACGACCAGCCACATACTGCCATTCGATCTCGGCCGTGCAACCGCAGTCGGCCTCCATGCTGCCGGGCATCGCAGAGAGTTCGCCGATGCAGCGAAATGTGTGAGTTGGCATCGGCGTAGGAACGCGAAGCGGTACTGAGAAGTGGATTTTCACGAGGGCCATTGTGATCCCGCTACGGGTCAAGGTGCAACGGCTGAGGCCGCCCGACGTCATCCAGAGACTGTTCAATCTCTGGGTCAGAGAGGGCCTCTTGCTCGCCGGCGAATGGTGGATTCGGAACAGGCTGCCACTCCACTTCGGGCCGCAGGCGACCCAACGGTTCAAGTACGCGTTGCGCACGGCGCTGTGGATGGTTCGAAAGGCTCGGAAACTCGGCGACCTGCCCACAGCAAAGACACTTGGCATCGCACTCAAGAGGGGCAGCGGGTTCGGCCAGCTGCTGCAGGATAAGCGGCCGTTTGAATTCTCGGGTCAGCTGAAGGGTGTCGCAATCGGGAGCGCCCGGGCCACCGCCTTGGCAACAGCTAACACTACACGTGTTGAGGTAAAGGTGCCCCTGGGCCACCCGATCAACGAAAAACACAGCGGCGAACTGACCATGCTGCTCGACATGGAACGCAAGGAGATGCGGAAGATCGTTGTCGAGCATGTGCGCATGAGACTGCGGGAGTTCAGGGAGCCGAGGGAGGTTCGCTTGGCGGCGTGAGGAGAAGCTAGACAAGGAGACCAGGAGACAAGGAGACAAGGAGACCATCTCGCAGCAGGTCTCCTTGTCTCCCAGTCTCCTTGTCTCCCCCTCTGATCTTTATGGGTGTAACGCACGAGAAACTGGTGTGGGACGGCGATACCTCGGGCGCTATCCAGGCGTACCGCCAGGTGGTCGAGGCCGACCGTGAGCTGCTGCGCCAGATTAAGCAGACACTCGAAACGGCTGACAAGGGGTCAAAGGAGTGGCAGCAGGCCAAGGCGAAAGAGGCCGACATCCTGCGCCGCGTCGCGGCCGACACGAAGAAACTCGAACAGGAGACGGAGAGCCTCCGGAAGAAGCAGGAGGAGACGGGCAAGACCGGCGAAAGCGCTTTCAACATGATCAAGGGGGCGATCGCCGGCATCAGCTTCGCCAAGATCCTGGAGGACCTGGACAAGTTCCGAGAGAAGTCGATCGCCGCATCGAAAGAGGTTCGCCAGCTGGCCGCAGCGGCGGAAATTGCGGCGCTCGAGCGGAGCCCCGAACTCACGAAAGCGATCACCGGCGTCATGGCCCGCACCGGAGCCGGGCGGGAGACGGTCGGGGGCCTGGCCGCCCAACTCGCCGGCGAAGGGATCAAGTCGGACAAGATGGCCGGGCCGCTCGGGGCCGCCGTCGGGGCCGGCCAAGGTCTCGGTCGGGCCGACTTCGGCAAGGAGATCATCGACTTCCTCGGGGCAACCGGCCGGGACCTCTCAGCAGAGAACATCACCGGGATCGCCGGCCAGATCCGGGCACTCCAGAGCGCCGGACTCGGGGGCGTATCGCTCGGTGGCATCAAGGGACAGATCGAGGCCCTCCAGTCGCTCGGCGTGTCGCCCGAACAGGGGATCGTCGCGGGTGCTCTCCGCGAGGAGCGCGGCGGATCCGTCGAGCAGCTGACGAAGGCGGCTAGGACGCTGAATAAGGCGGCGACCAACGAGAAGAAACGCGAGGCATTCGCCATCGTGGGTATCGACCCGGAGACCGTTGACCTGGCGAAGGTCGATCTTTTCACCGCGCTGGAGAACCTGCAAAAGGGCCTGGAGGGGAAGTCGGACGCGGTACGGGCCGACTTCCTGCGGCAGCTCACCGGCGGCAAGCCGGACATTGCAGCGGCGCTCGAGGCACTCATGCTCGACCTGCCGCTCGCCCAGCAGCTGCTCGGCGCGCAAGGGACCGGCGTCCAGCAGATCGGCGCCGCCCAGGGGCTGGCCCGCACCACACCCGAAGCACAAAAGAACGCGGCCGAGGCGCGACGGCAAACCGCCGAGGCGGAGCAGGGCGCCAAGCGGTTCGACGTCGATCGGTTCAAGCAGGAGATCGCGGCCGCCGCCGCCGAGGCCGGCGTCGGCGACTTCGGAAAAATGTCGCTGGAGAAACAGCTCTTCGGGTTCGAGATACCGGTCATCGGCGCCCAGGTGCCCGGCCTGGCCCAGGGCCTCGGGCAGATGCCCCGCGGGGCGGCCGAGGACTTCCTGGGTCGGGCCGGCCAGCCAATGCTTGGTATCGACACGACCGCAAAGCAGATCATCCGCAAGGCACTCGAACGGATGCAGGCCGACCGGGCAGAGGCAGCCGGCGCCGGCCGGGCCGCCGCCGACGTCTCGGATCTCATCGAGCCAGCTACACCCCTGCAGGGACGACGAGAACGGACACCCGGTACCGACTTCGAGACGATCTTCGAGCAACTCCAGAGACAGAAGGAAGAGAAAGAGAAGGCAAAGGAACAGGCAAGGGCCGGTAAAGCCGACTCGCCTGCGGAAGTCGAGCGGAAGCGGCTCACGATTGTTAAGCAAAAGCTGGAGCTCTGGCGCGACGAGGCCCTCGACGGTGTGACAGACAAGGGGGCTATCAACAAAATCAAAGCCGAACGACAACCCGAAATCGACCTGATCGAACGACGAATCAAGCGGCTGGAAATCCAGATCGGTGAGGAGAAGCTGGGGCCTGGCGGCGGCCTGCTCGACCTGCCGGCCCGACGTCGAGGCGGACCGGTCGCGGCCGGGGACGCCTATATGGTCGGCGAGGCCGGCCCCGAGGTGTTCGTGCCCAACCAGTCGGGCAACGTCGCACCCGGGCTCGACCTCAGCGACCTGGAAAAGCTGTTCAAGGATTCGCTCGACGTGCAGCGGAAGACGCTCGGGGTGTTGGTCGATATCAGCCGGAGAAGAACGTTGGACAGAAACGCACACAGATAACGGCACACGGAGTGTGCCTGCTACTGCGGGGACAGAGAAATGCCACTCGATAGACCGACGATTGGAGGCCAGACGTTTCTCCGAGTGGAAGGACCCCTGGACCGGCCAGGCAATATGTACGAGATGCTCGCGCGCAACCATGTGGACGGAGTCGGACTGCGAGAGGTCGCAAAGCGGGCCGTGCCGACGGAGCTGTTCGCCAAAGTGGACGTGGGCGTTGGACTGTGGGCAGCGTTGCTCAACACCTACAAGCTGATGCAGGGGAGCTCGGTGACCGTCGCCATGAACGGCGGGTCGGTCGCGAACGTGTTCGTGCTGGAGGTGGCGCTGGCCCGTGAGCCGAAGCGGCTCATCAAGTGCATCCAGGGCGTCAACGTGGGCGGCGGAGGATCCGCGGACCTGGTCGAGACGGTCTGGCGGGTGATCTACCCAAGGCCGACTTAAACCGGTGAGTTCCGCCGCGACAAAAGGCTAGACAAGGAGACCAGGAGACAAGGAGACCAGGAGACAAGGGAGACTCTCTCGCAGCAAGTTCTCCTTGTCTCCCAGTCTCCTTGTCTCCCCGTCTGATTTTCTGACCACTGACAAACATGATCGTTTACGACTCAATCGAGCAGGTGGACCTGACGCTGTGGAAGTTCAAGGGGCACTCCACACTGACCCCGCCAGTCACCCTGCGCGTGTACGTGGCCGGCCGGCTGTACCTGAACGCGTTTGTCTCGGCGGACGGCACCTTCGAGTTCGAAGTGAACGTGGGCAATGCGACCAGCCCGTTCGTAGAGGTCCTCGACGAAGCGTGCCTGAGACCGGAATACGCATACCCAGGCCAGTGGGACCTGCATTGGTACTGGTCGCAGCCGGACGCCAGCTCGTTTCGCGTCGAACAGTTCGTCGGCGCAGCCTGGGTCGAGAAAGGGACGGTGCCGTACTACGTGGACGGCTACTTCACCTGGCGCACGCCCTGGCTGGCCGACGTGACCGTACACCAATTTCGCGTCGTGGCGATCACGATCGGCGGGCTCGAAGCGCTGCCGATCCCGTTCACCGCGGAAATGGTGAGGCATCCGGATGTGCCGGACCAGAATTTCAGTTACAGCGCGGGGACCGGGAAGGTGACCGTTTCGTGACCCGCTGGTGGGGGGGACGGTTTCGTGAGCCGCCGGGCTTGTCCCGGCGGATGGTGGGGTTCAAGGGGACCCGCCGGGGCAAGCCCGGCGGCTCGCAGAAAGGGGTGAACAGTGATCACGCTCGTATCGACTGCTCAGCTGGTGGCCGACCTGTACGCGCCCGCAATCGGACCCGGCGACGGTCCGTGCAACGTGCTCTACTCGATGAACGCGAACGGCAAGTTGTCGCGAGTCATATTCCTAAGCGAACAGGACGGCGCGCCGACCAAAGGTTTCTCGATCCTCGATGACAAGACCGAGGCGGAGTGGCTCGCCATCTGCGCGGCTATGCCCGCACCTGGACCGATCCAACCGATCGAGGTCAATGCGATTGACCTGGCCGGGAAGGCCGTCAGCTGCACTGGACTGAAGGCGAACGAGATTTACGGCGGACTGCCGACCCTCGCTGTCATTCACTCGCTGCACGCCAACCAGAACGTGGCAAAGGTCGCGTTTTATCCGCCAGGCGGCAACGTCTCGGACCTGTCGCTGCAAATCAGTATCAGCACCCCAATCAGTGAGACGGAGTGGCTCGCAATCATGGCTGTCAGCGTGAGGGTCGGGGACATCACGTTCTCAGGGTTTTGAATCCAACCGGGCGGGCTAGAGAGCCCGCCCTACGGAGGGGAAGGGCCGTGGCGATCGCGGATGTGGGACACTTGGCATCTCAGAACGACAAGGTTCCCGGCACGTCGTTCAACGTGACGACAGAGGGCGAGCTCGCGGCCGGAAACGTCGGCGTGCTCATCATCGGCAAAGACAATATTTCTACAGTCGATGGGAACACCGCCGAGGTGACGAGCGTCACAGACTCCGCCGGTAATTTCTGGGTGAAGCCCGCCGTCGAGGCTGAGTTTTGCAACAGCCAGGCGGCCGCAGGTGCTGGCACCGTCGTCTCCATCTGGGTGACTAAGGCTCGGGCCACACTATCGAGCGGCGCGACGATCACCATCAACCTGTCTGGATCGACGACAGCAAAAGCCGTCACCGGACAGGTCTTCTCCGTCGGAGCCGGCAAGACGTTGCGGGTGTCAGGCACTCCGGCAAACTTGGCGAACGATGGCGCCGATGCGGGCTCGATGACACTGTCTGGCCTGGCAAATATCGAACATCTCTTCGTTCGAGGTGGAGCCATTGAGGGCACCTTTACGACATACACAGTGAGCACTAACTACACCGCGATGGATCACACGGGAGCCACCACAACGGGCGGCGGCGGCGGCAGCAACATAACCACCCGCGGTGAGTGGAGGATCCTCACGGGTACAACCGACAGCACCGATCCGACAACGGCAGCTAATGACCAGTCGAGCGTGATGCTCGCGTTGTCGGAAGTGGACGATCCGGCGGCCGGGCGAGATGACCAGGAGGATTGGGACGACGACATCGCCCAGCTAGACCAGCCGGTGTTTTGCATTGCAGCGGATTAAACGGAACGACGGCACACGACGGCACACGACGGCACACGGAGTGTGCCTACTACTAACCCACGGAAGGAAAGGAGCAGAGAAGAATGGGACGATACAACGCGCCCGCGTCGCTGGCCTGCGGAGCGACAGCGGCCAAGCCGATGCTCGTAATCACGGGCGACGGCAATGTGCAACCTGAAGTCATCATGCTCGTCGCCGGGTTCTCCGCGACACCCGACGACAAAGCGTACCTGTTCGCACTCTACGAGGTCAGCGACGCCGGCACTGGCGGGACCGCGATCACACCCAAGGCAATCGGCCACGGTGGAACAAGCGCGGTCACGGCGAAAAAGGGCACGTACACCACCGATCCCACGAAGACCGGCGTCGCCATGCTGCAGATGCCGGTCTATCAGAGGTCGAGTGCAAAGGTGCAGAAGGCGAGGGGCGAGGGATACAGCCCGACGGCGTATGCGTCGGCGAAAGGCCTCGGCATCTTTGTCGATGTCACGCCGGCGAGCATCAACAGCGAGTTTGAGCAGGAGTGGTACGAGTAGAAGAAGAGGGGGAGACAAGGAGACAAGGAGAGGGGGAGCCAAGAATGGCTGTCACGATCCTAACGCCAGGTCGCCGCGCCTATGACGGACCGATCTGGCTGCCGGCGAGCTGCTTCGGCTACAGGCCGTCCGGGCAAATTGAAATTACGTTTGAGCACGGCGACCCGACGATTCACATCGACCTGGTCGAGTGCGTGCACTGCCGGCGCGACTTCAAGGTCAGTCGAGGTAGCGGGAAAAGGCGCGGGTTCTGCCCGCGCTGCGTCGGGCCAACGTGCGGCTCGAAGCACTGCCCGAGCCACGACCAGCGGAAGATTATCAGAAGAGAGATTAGACGTTCATAAAAAACGGCACACGGAAAAACGGCACACGGAGTGTGCCTACTACAAAAGGAGACAAGGCCATGCGTGCGGAAGTTGCAGAATGGGTTTCGCAGAGCAGCGACCAGCTCGATTCGATGCAGGTCGATGAGGTTCTGCAGAAGTGCGGAGAAACCATCATCGAGAAAACTGCCGCCCACTGGTACACAGACGCGACCGACATCCCTCGGTTCAAAAACCGAGAAGACGCCGAGCTCAAATCGCTCGTGGGTTGTGTGCCGCCAGAGCTCACGTTTAAGAGTTCGGGTCCGTACTTCCTGGAGGTCGGCGCGTTGAACGGGGACCGATCCGTTCACTTCTTCCCGAACGTGAACGGCACAATCGACTACGTGCGGAAACTCGGGAATGAGAGCTGCCGCGGGACCGCTCGATTGGCGGAAGGTGATGTGTTCGCAAACCTGCTTCGCTGGGTGGCGTGCGGAATCCAGGGGTAGAAAAAGGGTAGAAAAAAGGACCCGCCGGTGTAAAACCGGCGGCTCGCAATGGGAAGAGGCGTCTGGTATCAGGGCGATAACGCGGTCTTCGCTCCGGCGGCGGCGCCGACAGTCACGCCGTCGCCGGAGCCGGATGAAGATCTGCCACCACGCGCCCAACTCATCAACTTCGAAGACGAGCCGAACGTCTTCGCGCCGGCCCCAGCAATCACGTTCACGCCGGCTCCCGAGGATCTGGACGACGTCATCCCGTTTTCGATTACCCGGCCGCAGCCGTTCGACGAGGAGCTGCTCACCGGATTCACACATTGCACTGGCCCGCGGAACCCGGGACTGGTCAAGAACGGAATCGTCACACACGGTGGGCCGTTCCTCTGGACCGCACCAGCCAACGCACTCAGCAGCGACGACTTCTACGCAACTGCCACCCTCACGCCCGGTGATGACACGCGCTGGTTAGAGTTCACCAACTTCGGTTTTCCACTGCTCACCGGAGGCAAGATCGAGTGGGTCGAGGTCGAGTTTGAGATTTCGCGGACTGGTGACCCGGTGAAGGACTCGGCGGCCCGATTGATCGTGGACGGCGTCGCCAGTGCGACCGACAAATCGTCGGCCGTCGATTGGCCGACGGTTGACACGTACCGACTCTATCGGTACACGCCCGCAGAGTGGGGGTTCCCGAGCCTCACGCTAGCACAAGTCAACAGCTCTGGATTCGGTGCGCTCCTAGCCGCGCAGAACAGCGGGGCCGGATCCGGAACCGCGCGAGTAGACCATTGCCGGATCACCCTGTGCGTGACCGGTGGGACGCCCCCGATCGTCTGGGCCGACCCGCATTTGGACTTTCCGGACGACCCAGCACCACGGCCACTGGCAGCAGCCGCCACGTTGCCGGATGACGAGCCGAACGTGTTCACGCCGGTCGCGGTCACGTTCAATGCGGCGTTTGTGGTCGAGGCCGACCAGGATCTTCCGCGAGCCGCCGGGCTTGCCCCGGCGGGCCTCGACGATGAACCAAACGTGTTCGCGCCGGCGGCCGTGTTCAGCGCGGCATTGGTCGGCGAAGGCCCCGAAGACCTTCCGCCGGGACAAGCCCGGCGGCTCACGGATGAGGATCCGGACGGGTTCGTGCCGGCAGCGCCGCCGGCACCGTTTACGCCTGGCATGGTCCCCGAGGTCGATGACCAGTTACCGCGCGGAGCATCCAAGTTCTTGGCGCCAGAGCCGGATCAACCGGGGAACACGTTTGCGTTCGCGGTGATCGACCCGCGATTGCTCTGCCACGTGGACGATGAGCTTCCGCCGGGGCAAGCCCGGCGGCTCGCCGAGGATGAGGAATACTGCCATAAGCCGCCTGCGTTCGCGGCGGCGCTCACGGATCCGGGGGACTGGGACACTGTGCCGGCGCCGGCCCGGACCACGTCCGTGATGGCGACGCTGCTCTACTACGAGCACGTGGAGGGGATCAACTTTGGGGGAGGGATCTTCCCACCGGACGCGCCACACAAGTACGCCTATCCATGGGAAGATCCCTGGGCGCGTCCCGTCCGGCCTAGCATCGACCTAGACAACACAGAGACGGGTATTTTCGCGGGGTTGTTCGGCGCGTTCGGTCCGTTCTTTCCCATGCGGTTCGATGAGATTGAGGAGCTGACGCGCCGGCCCGTGCCTGTGCCGATCGGCTACGACGAGCCGCCCGAGGTCAACTGGGACCCGAGCACGTTCGCGGTCTACGACTACATCACGCCCGACGACCTTGACCCGATACCGCCGAAAACGCCCGGCTTCTGGGAAAAGGTGTTCACAACCGACAGCTGGGACAGCGACTTCACGACGTTCTTTGGCCCGACGGGCGCCGATAGTCTCGTGATCTGGTTCACCGGAGCGACCGTCTATAGCGGTGAGCAAACCAACCAGGCGGCGAGCCTGGGCAACTTCCGCAGCTCCTACGAGGCCGAGCGAATCGCCTTCGAGGTCTTCGGGATCCTGTCGGGTGTGCGCGTGCTGTTCGCCAGTCGAGAGAACCTGGACACTCGGCGGTTCCCCTATGAGCCTCAAGACGGCAGCCTGGCCGTGGTCGATGGAAACAACGTGCGGTACACGGCGCCGGGCGACTCGCCCGGGCCGATCACCCTATTGCCGGTCGGCACAACCAAACTCATATCGAGCGGGGACCCTGGAAAGTGGATCCGGGTCGAGCGAAGCGCTACGGGGACGACACTCGCCGGTGGGTACTCGATCCAATTTTCGGACCAGTTCAACAACGTGTTCGGTGCATCGAATGTACCCGAGGCCCTGTCGGCAGCCGGCGGCAGCCGATACCGCGCGGTCATGCTCGAAACGCGGTCGATGGCCACCGTCACGAACATTCGCGTGTACCTGGCCACGTTCGGCTCGCCGGTTGTTACGAACAACATGACGCTGCCGGCTGCCGGTGCCGGCACAATCAGCGGCCAACCGGATTTATTCTGTAGCTGGGAACGCTACGGATACGCGCAGGTGCGGCGGGTCGATGGAACGCTGCGGGAGATTGTCTACTACTCCAGCCGGGACGCGACAACGCTCACGGTGCCCGCAACCGGCCGTGGACTACTGGGAACCGTCGCGTCGGGCGGCGTCGCAACCGATCGGGTCTATCCGACGGCCGGCGTCCGGTTCGGCATCGAGCCGGCGTCGCCGCAGATCGGCGGACCGATCCAGACGATTCCAAACGAATCGACGGCACCCAGCACGGCCGGGTTTGTGGGGGGGACCTGGTCGTCGGGCATCACACCGGCCGGAGGCGTGCTCGTGGGTGACCTGGCGACCTTCCGCCAGGCGGGCCTGTGGTACGAGCGACTCACCACCGCCGGGGCGATCGCCACTCCCGAGGTCTTCAATATGTTTCGGGTTCAGTACCAAGTCGGCGCGGTCACGTTCGACGAGCCGCTCGCCGGCCTGTTCCGTGTCGCGGACGACGACCTCTCTCGGTACGAGCTTTACATCGGCCAGGATGTGCCGCCGAATTTGGCGGCCCCGCCGGCGGCAACGTCCGTCACATTGCCGTTCGACTCGCCGGTGCTCGCGCCAAACCACACCTACTACCTACTGCTCGGGCGCAGGAACCGCTTCAACATGCTCGCGATCGGGGCACCGGTCGAGGCAACACAGATAATGATCGACGGGGGCGGCAACCAGATGAACCTGCCGCCGTCCGCACCGTTCGACCAGATGCTGGTTGCGAAAGTCGGCGGGACATTCGTCGCGACGGCAACCTACTTCTCGGCCACCGACGCGCCGCTGCAGGCGAATAAGTTCCGCTTATACTTCAGGACGAACGGGACCGCACCGGTGCCAGGCGGCGTCGATGCGCCGGTAGACATCGACATGATCGACACCGACGGCGCGCCGCAGCTCAACTACCAGAACAACAACGGAGGAGTCGGCTGGCCGCCGGGGACCACTATGAAGATGATCATCCGGTCGTTCCGGTCGAGCGACGGAAAGGAGAGTACGAACACCAACGTGCTCACCGCAACGATGCTCAGCAACGCGGCCGGGCAGGAGACGGGGAAGGTGATCTACCGAGGGATAGCGGAGCAGAAATAGTGATAAAGAGACCGAGGCGGCAAAAAGGCGCTATCTCCACGGCGCTGAACGACGGCACGCGGAGCGTGCCTACTACCACGGGGGCAAGGAATGCCGAGCGTTAAGTCGAGTAGTTCGGGGACGGCGCAGCCGAGGGCGCGCGTGTACACGTTTCTGAAAGCGAGCTGGTCCGCGCCCTGGACGTTCTTCCCGCTGCTCGACGCCGACGAATGCCGCGACGTGGCCGGCCCAGATATGCCCGACGCCACGTTCATCTTTCAGTTCGGCCGCATCCAGTGGCCCCATCACTCGGCACTTACACAGATTTTTCCCCTGCGGTTCACCAATCTGTACGCGCAGATTCGGTTTCAGTACCCAGGCTTTGCGCCTGGGATCCTCTGGACGGGCCTCTTCCAGGACCCGCTCAACCGGCTGATGAGCTCGACCAGGTTGTCGGGCACCCAGACGGTCCAGGCTTACGGGCTACCACACCTGTGGGACCGCGTCTACATCGACCATGCGATCGCCGAGGAGAGCGGCCAGGCCCGCGAGATTCACCGCGTGCCGACGTTCAACCTGTCACCGATCCGCGGGACAGTGCCGCGCGGGAATCGGTCGAGCTCCAAGTTCACCAACCCGGCCAACGGCAGATCCAGTTATGTCTTTTCGAGCGAGAACGAGAACAACCCCTGGTCGAACCTGAACGCGCTTGAATATGTCGAGTGCTGGTTCGGCCCGAACAACATCCCATTGTGGCTCTTCGGACAGTTCGAAGTGCTCGACGACCTGATCGAGGTCAACGACCTGAAAGGATCGAGCGCGTGGGAGGCGATGAACCGGCTGGTCGATCGGCGGCGCGGACTTGGGATGCACATGCAGGCGACCGCAACGACGATCACGCTGCTGGAGATTTTCTCTCTGGCCGACCGGCCAGTCAGCTTCGGCAGCTACACACTGCCGGCCAACGCCTGGCAACAGCCACTCATCCTGCCCACCGAGTGGCCGTACACCGGACTCATTGACGCAGTCGATTTTCGGCAATCGACCAGCAGCCAGTACGACACCTACGAGATCCGCGGCGCCGACCCGATCGAGCTCATGGGGAGCTGGTCGTTCGAGGACGAGAACTTTACGCGGCGCTGGAGCCTCGATCGCCAGGACGAGTACGCCAACGTCGATGAGGGTGACGCCACCAAGAACGACCTGGCCCGCTCGAAGGACAAGTACCGGGACGTCTTCCGACATTTCATCGTCGTACCGGGCTGGGATCAGAAAGTCGGCGACGGCGAGGGCGGGGAGAAAACCAACACCGCGCTAAAGCCGCGCGAGGACGGGACCATCGACACGGCGGACCAGTCGCCGGCGGGTTACTGGAGCGGTGAGAAGCGGTTCATGCCGGACACGTTTCTGCGCGAGAACCGCGAGTACCACGAGCCACCCTCCGTCGTAGACGGCCAGGTCCTCAAGATCGACCCGGACATACCCGATAAAGATGAGGAGTTCCTGCCATTAATCGCATTCGTCAAGCTGCCGAAGGCGCAGGCGGCGGATCCAGATCGGTGGGCACACATCGAGAAGCTAAGCCAGGCGGCACTCGCACCGTGCAACGTGCGATCGCTCGACGCCGCCTTCGGCGTCGAACTGGACGGGAACCCGAACCACGCACTCGCGCGCGGGAACTGGGACCCGCACACCGACTCCAAGTTCGACCCCGAGACAACCGGCGTCGATTGGCGGGATGTAATCGTCACCGCGGCGTTCAAGACCGACCAGCATCCGCACGTCGTGCTCAGGCGCAACGCCGCGGCAAACCTCGACGCCGAACGCAAGAAGACAATCGAGATCCGCGGGGTCAAGTTTCGGTACTGCGCGCCCGGAACGGTAACCAGCATCAAGGACGACGACGCCACCTTGGAGCGGATCCACGGCGACAACCTCATCGTCGAGGACACGACCGATCGGTTGAGGGCGTTCGCGCCCGTGGTCGTCTACTTTGCGTCGGTCGAGCGGCAGGCGATCGAGATACCAATCAACATGGTCGGGTCGTTCGCGCCGATCGGCTCGATGGTGACCGGCGTTATCGGGATAAACGTCGCGGAGCCGGTATTTGCAGTCGTCACCGAGAGGCGGAACGTGTTCCGAGAAGGGCAGGTGGTGACGTCCTTGCGCACAGGGTACTGGTCGATGGAAGAAGCCGCGCAGGTGTTTTGAAGTAGTAGGCACACTCCGTGTGCCGTGGGAGGTAGCCGCAGATCCAAACGGCACACGGAGTGTGCCTACTACTGAGGACGGCACACGGAGTGTGCCTACTACTGAGGAACAGATGGCAAGGCTCGACGACTTGGAACAGATTGTCAGGCAGCACGCGAAGAAGCTCATCGAAGTCGAGGGGCAACTGACCGTCAACATACGACGGCGGGCACCCAGTCTAGCAAGCGCTTCTGAGTTCAAACACGTCGTTGTCACAAACCAAGCGACGTCCGGACGAAAGAAGTACACGGGGTTTGTTCGAACCTATGCCGTTAACCTGAACGGCGAGTTGGTACCGGCAAGTTTGGGGGAAGAAATCGAGTTTTGGAACAAGGTCGAGGCCGTCGGCGGCTCGCCTTTTCTGGTGGTTGGCGATGAGGTGACCGTTTTCAAGTCGGGCTCGATCTGGGTTTCAGAATCTATACCGAGGGGTTTCTAGGAAATGCCTTGCGTTTGGCTGTTCAAAAACTCTGGCATGCCCGTCATTTTCGAATTCACTTCGACATCAGCTCGCTTCCGCAAAATGGCGTTCGGCCTCAACCGAGTCGCAGACATAGCGATGGCCTGCTACCGGCTGAACGCCTTGCAGCGGTGGCTGGGCGGGTCGCCGCCAGAGTTCATATTACGCGACCGAGTGACCCAGGAACCCTATCAGCTCATCACAGAACCCGACGAACTGGGCTACGTCTTCGACCTGCTGACCACACCAGTGCCCCTGGTGTTGGAGCAGTTCTTCCGGCCGTTCGGGCCATCGCGGGAAGGCGCTCACTGGTTCTATTTCGAAGACCTCTTGGCACAGATGCGCGCGGCGGCGGATTTGGTATCGGCCGAGCTGTGGGAAGACCCGCCGAATGGGCCAGGCTTGGAGGGTTGGGTGCATGGAGCGAGGCACCCAATGGGGTTGGATTTCATCGGCAACCCGCAGCCAGCGAGTAGAACCACAACGAAGTTCGCACATTCTGGTGGTTGGCCCGAAAGCCCCTTCGTCAACGATCGCATAGCAAGCGATTTGTGGAACTGGAAGACGGACGGCGCTCACCCGCTCGGCCGGCCCTGGTACTTGGACCCCTCGACAAAAATCTCGCCAGGCAACGATCAGAACACCAACCTGTTCGAGATCATGCAGTTCAACCACGGTACGACGCCAAACTCACCGCTCTACCCGCCCGACCTCCAGATCATGCACGAGTTCTATCTGGAAACCGGATACATGCCGTGGCGACAATCGCAGAAGGGATTCGTGAAAAACTACTGGCGAGATGGAGAAACGATCCTGCAGGACTTCATCTTTGATCCGCGTCCTGGTTTGAACGAGCAACCAGGCAGCCTAGTGGTAGCCAATAGCGCGATTGGAGCTCAGTTTGCAGGATTCCCCTTTGATGGCCGGGTGCTGTACCGAGAGAACTGGGTGAAGAACAAATTCGGCTTCGACGCCGGGATCAGCGGGTTGCCTTGGAAGAAGAAGCTGCGCCATTGGTACGAATTATCGTTCTTCGGCTACCAGACAGAATCGGTGCGATTGGTCGGGGCGGTGGTGATTCAGCTGCGCATCTCATGCACCACACCGTCGGGGCCTGGCAACGACTACCCGGCATTGCCCAGTACACAGAGTGCTACCGTAAAGTTCTTTGTGAACGGTATGTTGGTTGGACAACGCACAGTTTCAGTTCTGGTCGAGGAGGGGCCATTTCCGAGCATCGTTTTCAGCTCCTCGGATGGCAGTCTCATCGTGACCGGAGCAACTGCCATACTGAACAGCCCAGTTGATTTTGACGTGGACGCTGCACTGTTTCTCGACGCTACAAGCCTGATGTTCGAGATTCAGGTTGAGTTGGGTGCCGGGACCGGCGGTGTAAGCAGTTTGACTTGGAAGCCCAACGGGCTCATCGCCACAGCACTCATGGAGGATTGCAACGCCACCCTCTTTTCGGGGAATTACGACTTTGTGCCAGTCTGCTAAAAGCCGCCGGGACAAGCACCGGCGGCTCGCCCGGACGACGGCACGCGGAGCGTGCCTACTACTATGCCTTTCTGGCCCTCAACCCTCAGCCCTCGACCCTCGACTTTTTGCTGCTGCGGCTTTTGCGGCGGCGGCCGGCCGATTTGCCGAGCGCGTAGGACTCGCGCATGAAACGGTTGACCAACTCCTTGAGCTCGGCTAGCGCCCGCTTCTTGAGCGTCGGCATACCCGGCCGCTTGTCGGGTCCCATCACACGCAGGCGTCGTCGGCATAGACGGCATTGCAGGTAGCGGATCTCGCCCGGCGTGCTAGTCACCACGGCAACGCCACCGCACGGGCACCGGTTGCGGGCCACCGAGCCGCCGCCGGCCAGGACGCGATTCGAAACGAATACGCCCACTCCATTCATCGACGGTTCCTCCGCCGTAGACGGGCACCGACACGATCACGCATTCGGTCGATTCGCTCACGTCGGCGGGCCGTCCGATTGTGTAGGTCGTCTCTGGTGTTCCGCTCCTGGCGGCGGCGCGCCGTGTCCTCCGGGAGATGGCGATAGCGCAACCGGAGCACGTAAGCGATCGCGAGCTGCCCGACCTCGCAGTCGAACCAATGGTTGTCCGGGTGCGACTGGACCCATGAGACGCGCGGGGCGCCGAACTGATCGACGTCGTCAACCCGCTTCTCACACGTCATGTGCCGGACGTAGTCCAGGCCGGTCTCGCGGTGCAGGTGGAAGGCCCCTGGATCGCCCAGGTGAATCTGCAGTTTCCGCATCAGATAATCTTTGAAGTAGGGCGTCTGCACAAGGATCAGACGCACACCGGCGGGTCCTTTGCCGAGGCGGACCGGCTGCGGCTGCTGTGAGATGTCGTAGTTCTTGACCGCCGTCCACTTGAACCGCCGGCAGACTTCGTAAATGTGGTCAACTTGTGTCCCGTCGGACGAATCGAGCGCAACACGAGTGACACTAACCAGGCCATCGCCAGGTGTGCGGTATTGGTTCTGGCCGATCGGCTGAAGCTCCTCGCATGAAAGTGTGAAACCGTAGTCGAGCAGGTAGCTCGTCTCGTGCGGCCCGTACGCGCGGATCACGTAGTAACAACCCGAATGTTGCACGTCCGCGTAGAGGATCACTTCGAACGGTGAAGATGTCGGACACTCTCCCGGTCCATAACTCTCATCGCGGTGCGAGAGAATCTGTTCATCAGTCGCAGCCTCGCCAGGCTCCTCCCACAGTTCACCGAGATCCTCGTTCTGAAACGCCTGCAATGCGTCCGGGTATGGCTTCGATCGCGCGATCACGTTGCCCGACTCATCAAGCGGGTGGCACAACATGAACCGCCGCGCGAAATAGCCGAAACCAAGTACGGGTGAGTACAGGCCGCCGATGTGAAAACTGCGATGCCGGCGGCCAGTGACCAGGGCACGCCACTGTCCGCGATCCAACATCTCCGTCTTGTGATGGTCGAGAATCTTTCCGCGGCACACTACGCATTCATAGTGTGCTTGCTCAAAGGCAACCTCGGGATTGGTAGTGGAAGTGGCCACACTTCCGATCGTCGTAGCGGAAGCAACGCCGCTTGCGCGAGCGCCGCTTCCGCGAGCCGCCGGGCTTGTCCCGGCGGAAGTGGCTACGCGAATCTGCTCGAACTTGAGAATCTGAAACTCGCCGCAGTGAGGGCAGGGCACCCAATAGCGCTCTTGCGTGCCGGCCAGAAAGCGACGCCAGATAGCCCCAAATTTGGTGGTCGGCGTCGAGAAAGCTAGCGTCTTCGCGAGCGTGCCCCAGGCTTTGGTGCGCGCTTCGGCCAAGGCCACGGACGACCCGTGCTTCTCTGTCTGACCCCTGAATTTGTCCACTTCGTCGAGGATCAGCCAGCGGATAGAGTGGCTAGACAACTGCGAAGCGGAGTTCGAGCCGGCTATGCGCAGGATGCAGCGGTCGAACCATAGCTCATCAGTTTTCCAGTGGGCCTTCGAGTGCGAGCGGCGGGCGGCCAGCGTTGGCGTCCGTTCGAGAAACGGCCGGACCCGCTGTTCCACCACGTCATCGGCCTGCTCTTTCGACGACATCACCAACATGATCGGGCCTGGATCGCAGTCAATCATCCAACCCAGGGCATTCAAGGCGGTACGGGTTTTTATGACTTGAGCAGCCGCTACGACGGTCACGGCACCCACCTCGCGGTCGCTGATCGAGTCTGCGATCTGCCTTGCAAAGGGAGTGCGGCGATAGCGGAAGGGACCTGGCCAGGGCGTGCCGTCCAGCTCGTCGAGATTTACGTGCTGCTCGGCCCACTCGGAACACGTCGTTTTCGGCCGCGGCCCGATGCCGGCCCGCCAGGCCGTGATGATGCGGTCGGGTTTGGGCTGCTGGGCCTCGACCCTCGACCCTCGACCCTCGACTGTTTTTGCACGTACTCGCATTGTGCCAGGTGGCTCAGAATGTCGTCGATTTCAACCGCCAGCCGGGCCTCGATGTCGGCCCGATGGCGATGTTCAAGCGTCTGGGCAATCTGAGCGGGAAGACGGGAAAGGGCGCCGGAGACCGTGGCGGCAATGGATCCGACAGTCGAAGCGACCTCGTCCTGCGTGATTAACTCGCCCCTGGCCCTCCGGTAGGCGAGCTCCGCGGCCCGAGCCTTCCACTTGCGGAAGATACGGTCCCAATTCGTGATGCTTTGCGTGGTGTCGCGATCCGACTTGGCTCGCTCCCCACACCAACGAAACAGGTCCGGCAGACTCACCGTCCCGTCGGCGTTCTTGGGAGCTCCCTCCTTGAACCAGTATTGCAGGCTGCGTCGGTCCAGCCCGAAACAGTCCGCCGCCAGCGAAACTGTCACGGATCGCGGCGAGAATGCTACGGTTTCCGGCCGTTTAGGGCTAGACGAGCCTGTTTCGAACGCCTTCCTAAGTCTAAACAGGCTCGAACGTTCCGATGTAGATAGGGTCACCCCGGCCTGGACCTTGTCCCCGAGCCTCTTAACCTCCATAAGGGCCATCGTCCGGAGGTTCTCGATCGCCTGGGCGGCCAGGTCAGGGGCAACTACCGGCCGATCGGGGGTGGGAGAGGGGGCCTGTTTGGGCTTCCTTGCCACCTAGTTTGGCCTCCAAGAACCCGGGCCAGCCCGTGTTTGGGAGTCGTTTCCCCGGACTGGTGGCCTTTGTAGAACGTTTGTGAACGTTTGTCAGCGCTTCTTGGCGGGCTTCTTCCGCTGCTGCTGTAGCCATGCCCGCAGCTCTTCTTGCTTCTCTGGTGGAGGGCGGTCCTCTCCAGACATCCATCGCCTGACCGCACGGTCGGAGACCCCAAGCACCTCGGCGATAGCTCGCAACGATCGCTCACCAGGCGACCAATGCGCATCGAGTACCGACTGGACCTGCAGCCGGATGTGCGACCAGTCGCCCACATCTGCGTGCCGTCGCTTACCGCGCGGCCAGTGGGCTCCGTGAGCTGCGGGGGGTGATGTTTTCATTTTGCCCGACTTGCCCTGATGGCGGTTTGTTCGTGCGTGCATTTCATCGCTTCCTTTGTCGTCTTCATCGTCGTCTCCTTTGTGGTTTGTTGTTGTCAAAAAGCCGCCCGCGCCGCACTTCCCGTGAGGGCCGGTTTGCGAGACCGGACGGCGCGGGCAGGGGCTCGCAGCGTGTCTCTACCAGCCGAGACTGTGCGCTTTTTCAAGAAGCGTTTCCGGACACAGTTCAGCGTACTTGCGAATAGAAGAAATGAATCCATCCCGTCCGCAGGCTGTCGCCCCCCAGTTGAGCCGGTCCGCAATCTCATCGTCCGACATCGGGAACAGCCGCAGCTCGAAACAAAACTCACCGAGCATCCAGCTACCATTGATCATCGCCCAGAATGGACGGCCGAGCTCGGCCTTTTTTCTGAGTTGATCCTGCTCGCGCATGCTGCGCTGGAAAGCGGACCGCCAGTTATCGAACAGCCCTCCGATTTCCTCATCAGGTACGGGGGAAGACAAGATCAGCACATCACAGGAGTACGAGTCGATGGATCCGAACGTGAACTGATAAGCCCATTTCGGTCTTCCGTCTTTCGGGCTGATGTACTGAATCTCTTCTGGTTCGTTGAATCTCTCTCCGCAGAAAATATTAGGGATCGTTCGCTCGGTGTACACGACACCGAGTTTATTCAGTCCATCCTGGTACGACTGCTCGGTCAAACCGCGCGAACAAATGAACGCAGGATGGTCAACCTGTTCTTGGACGCGAAGTCTCTCGAGGAATCCGCGGTCCCAGTCCCGGAGCTCATCGTAACTGACGTCGAGGTCTTTTCCTCGGATGCTTGGAATTTCGCGGTACTGTTTGAGGTCATATCTCATTTTTTCTCCCTTGCGGCTTCGCGGGCCGCGGCTCCGACTGGATCCCTGCGTCGGCCAGGCGTACGGGGCACATCACAACGTTTGTCAGCGCTTCTTGGCGGTCTTCCGTGGGGTATCGGTCGGGAGTCGGCCGGCCCGGCGGGCCTCATCGACCCGAGTTTGCGTCCTGCCCCTGTTCGCCGGGGCCGCGTCCTACTCACACCTGACATCTATATCACATATCATTGGGGCCGCATAGTAGGGCCGCATAGAATTTTTTCGGATTTTTTGGTCAGCGCTTCTTGGCGGGCTTCTTCCGTGGAGGGGTATCGGTCGGGAGCCGGCCGGCCCGGCGGGCCTCATCGACCTCGCGCCGGATCATCGTCCGGAGCTCCTCCCGGATGTTCGAACCGCGTACCGCGGCCAACACTTTGAAGTCGTGCCACTCCTCGGCCGGGAGAATCAGAGTGTAGGCGCTGGTTTTGGGCATTGTGTGCTCCCTGCTCCTTTCAGGCTCTGTGACGGTCCTGATCATGAATTCGCGCGTTGTACCACAGGGCTGAGCAACTTCCGTCCTTGTTGCGACGCCTTAGTTTTTCAAGGCACGCCTCGGCCGTCTCTCTGCTAAGGTGCTTGTGACCACAGTTTGTCTTTTGCTCCCATCGTGCCGGGATCTCAGTCATGGAACACGTTTCAACTGCGACTGTGAAGTAATAGTTCATCGTCATTCTCCTTTGCCTGCTGGGGGTGTTGTTTTGCTTACAAGCGTAGCGATCGCTATACCCGCTGACAACGTGGCACGATGATCTCCCGACCTACAGGGTACGGCTCCGCGCCGATCTGACTCGGAACTTTGTTCGTCCAGCGGACTTCAACCACCAGGCCCACAGCCAGCACCCTGTCTTCCTCAATGAACTTGTTCATCGGAACCTCGCTTTCCTGTTTAAGAGTCGATCAGTTTGTCGAACAGGCCGGGCTCGCGCGGCTTGAGGGCCGCGTGCTCGTCAGCGAAAAACTCCTCCTTCGTCCGGCCACGCTTCTTGCCCTTCTGCGTGTGCACGTCGAACGCATACTCCGGAATCTCCTCCGGGTTCTTGCGGGCCGCCGTGAGCTCGCGATCGAGCTCGTGGTCGGTCACCGCCTGGGCGTCGTAGAGCAGGTTGGTCAGGTGGTCGGCATCGCGCGACTTCTTGGCCTGGCTGAGTAGGATCACCGCCTTGGCCACGAACACTCGGCCCTTGAATGGATCCTTCGGGCGGCGCCGCTTGTTCACCATGAGCCAGCCGCGATACAGCGACTCGACCTCCTGCGTGAGGATCCCCCAGCAGTCCTCGGCCGAGATCGTCATCAGCCGGTTCCAGACGTACTCCCCATAATTCGACTCGTGCAGCTCGACGGCCCAGTAGCCGCCCAGCCGCGCGTCGCCGCGGCGGATCGCTTTCTGCATCGCAGACGAACATTCGAAAAAGTCGTAGCCTCGCGTCGTGAGGATTTTCATGTCTCAATACTCCTCTGTCGTGTAGGGTTCCTGCCGGAAGAGTCTCAATCTCCGAACTACGTCAGACTGCCCCAGGACCTCGTCCAAACATTTCGGTCGGTATTTGGTAGTCAGGTTCATATCGAGGACTCCTCTGCGTTGTTAGCCTCTTTGACGGCTTCGGCTTTGGCCTTCCCGTAGTTCGAGGAGGGCACCTGGAACAGATCCCACCGCAACTCTGTCGGGTGGATGATCTTGAAGATCCAGAAGCCGAACCCGCGCGGCTTGTGTCCGTAGGTGTTCTCAAAGGCCCGCGTGCACACATTCACTTTGCTACTCTTTTTCCCGTTCATTTCCTTCCGTCCTTTCCAGCTCGTTATTTAGACTTTCACGACGCGGGCATTCCTCCAGAACTTCCAATGGAACATTTCCACGTCCCGACATTCTTTTTCGGCTGCTTCGCGGTTCATGGGCTGGCTCACCCATGGCTGGCCGTTCACGCTTTCAGCTTTCACAACCCACATTTGATTTTTCTTCTGATTTTTCATCGTTTTCCCCTTTCGTTTGGTCGGTGGTTTTGTTGTATCTACTATAATGATACCGTTTATTGTTCTAACGGGAAGGCGAGAAAACTAGAAAAATGGGAATTTTTTTCTAGACCTAAGACTTGGAGGGAGAGGCTTTTTGGACCGGACGGGCCGGGGAGATGGAAAAATTCTTTTGGTCTAGACGGCCTGGAGAGACTGGCGGCGGCCTACGTGGATGGAGGTTTTCTCGATGGAGGCGAACTCGCCGAAAGAGATGTGACGGCCCCACTTGTTCCGCAGGTACAGCTGCTCGGCCAAACACGTCCTCGGGGATGGGCACGATGCGGAGCTTTGAACCTCGATAAGAATCAACCTCGCTATGCTCCCACGTGCGGCACTCCATGCCAGGGACCTCGCGGACCGAGACCTCGGGCAACGACGCCTGAGCGGCACATACTCGATCCGGAGGACTCGCGCTTGTTGGGCTTGGGGCACGTTTTTCACCTGCGAATGCGAAATGGCAAATTTGCACACTTAGCGGAAAAGTAACTGGGTCTCAAAGAGG